ATGGGTGATGTGGGTGTGGACGCAGCCCAAGAAATGAAAATGCTAGGCCCTAATGGTCAGGCTTTGGTTAATGGCATGGCAGATTGGGCTCGCGGCTTAATCCAGAAGGGCATATGGGGTTCCGAAGATTGGGATGAATTTAAAATCATGGCAGGCACAGCTCGCGGCATAAACATGCTGGCTAAGTTGCGCGAAGGCTATGAGGGTAGATTACCTATCGAAACAGAACCAATGGATGGTTTGCCTAGTAAAGATGAGCTTTATCAAATGGTGGCAGATAAGCGCTACAATACAGACGCAGCCTACCGGCAAAAGGTAGAAAAAATGTTTGCCCAGGTAGTAAAAGATTAAATCTCGCAGCTGTGTCTTCTTGGTGGTCGCCACAGCTTTTAGCCCCGGTCTATGTGCCGGGGTTTTTTTATATCAATCGCATGTATTGCAAAATGTTAAATGGATAATAGAATTGCCGGCATGGCATACCGGTAACACGGCCCATACCTGTGGTGAGATACCACCGATTGGCTGACGTAAGCAGCAAGCACAGGCCCGTACTGCACGGCTCACCGACGCGAAAACCCATGATCACTTAACCGAACGAGGTAAATAATGGCTATTAGTCTATCTAATGCTTTCGTTACACTCTTCGACGCAGAGGTCAAACAGGCTTACCAGGGCAAAGCAATGCTGGTGGGTGCTGTGCGTCAGCGTCGTGGTGTAGAAGGCTCATCTGTAAAATTTCCTAAAGTTGGCAAAGGCGTTGCTACTGCACGCGTGACCCAAACTGATGTAACTCCAATGAATGTTGGCTTTTCCAATGTAACTTGCACACTGCAAGATTGGAACGCAGCTGAATATTCGGATATATTTTCGCAAGCTAAAGTTAACTTTGATGAGCGCTCAGAGCTCTCCCAGGTTGTCGGTGCAGCTATTGGCCGTCGTCAAGATCAATTGATCTTGGATGCGTTGGCTGCTGCAACTAGCACAGGCACTGTGGCTAATTCAATTGGTGGCTCTAATACCAATATGAATATTTCCAAACTGCGTGAAGCTGCAAAAATATTGAACGCTAAGAACGTGCCTTCGGATGGTCGTCACATCATCATCCACGCAAATTCGTTGGCATCAATGCTTGAGCAGACTTCGGTAACGTCGTCTGACTTTAACTCTGTGAAGGCTTTAGTGCAGGGCGAGATCTCGACATTTATGGGCTTCCAATTCCACATCCTGGGCGACCGCACAGAAGGTGGTTTGCCTATTGATGGTTCGTCAGATCGTACGCTCTACGCTTTCCACTCGCAGGCGATTGGTTACGCTGAAGGCATAGCACCTAAAACTGAGATCAACTACATTCCTGAGAAAACCAGCTGGCTAGTAAATGCACTGTTCTCTGCAGGCTCTGTTGCGATTGATAGTGAAGGTATCGTTAAAATCACAGCCCGCGATACTGCGGCTGCGGCTTAAAGGAGGGCTGACTAATGGCTTACTCTGCAGATGGCTTTACCACCTACCACGCAGCCAAGCGCGGCAATGCGCCGTCGATGTATGCCTATAAAACGGCTGACAGCATTGCTGATGTAAACACCAGCGGTTATTTCAACTCGTTGGCAAATACGCTTGAAGTTGGCGACGTTATTCACTGCGTGACTTCGACTGGCACAACAGCCGTCGTCACTCTGGTGTATGTCGTATCCAATGCAAGTGGCGTTGTGGATGTGACTGATGGCACGACTCTGTCGGCCACCGACGGCGACTAACCTGTCGGTACTGTAGTGTTGAGGGCTGGTCTTTTATAAGGCCGGCCCTTTCTTACGTTAAGGGGTTCTAATGGCTGCAGGTGATACTGGCGTTTCAATTTGTGCTGATGCTCTGATATTGCTTGGAGCAGAGCCTATTTCATCTTTTAATGATGGAACAGATGAGTCAAATTCGTGTGATCGTTTGTACCCTGACACGCGTGACTCCACATTGGTAATGTATCCTTGGTCATTCAACACCAAGAAAATACAATTAGCACGACTACTTACAGCACCAAATTCAGTTTGGAAATATGCATACCAGTTACCTGGTGATCGGTTAGCCAGCCCACGCGCTGTATATGAAAGCGCCAACCCAGGCGCATCAGTACAAAAGGATTGGGAAATACAAGGCGATCAATTACTGGCAAACCTAGAATCTGTTTTTATAGACTATCAATATTCAGCCGGTGAGTTTGCCTGGCCACAGTATTTTGTGCAGCTAATGAAATACATGATGGCTTGGCACTTGGCCGAGCCGATAACTGAGCAGCAAGACAAATCATTGCGCTGGGAGCGTAAAGCTGTGGGTGATCCATCAGAAAATGGTAGAGGTGGGTTTTTCCGTACAGCCACGCAGATCGACGCGCAAGGTCAACCGACAAGAGCAATTGAAGACTACACACTAATAGCAGTGAGGAACTGATGCCGCGTTTTGTAGACTTCACCACAAACTTTAGCACCGGCGAATTAGATCCGCTGTTGCGTGCTCGCGTGGATCTGCAGGCATATGCTAATGCTTTGTCTAAGGCTACGAATGTATTGATCCAGCCGCAAGGTGGATTGCGTCGTCGACCTGGCTTAAAGCATATTTATGAATTACCAAACACCAGCACAGAGTCTGCCGGCAATGGTGTGCGCATGGTTTCATTCCAGTTCTCTGTCGATGATTCCTACATGCTTGTTTTTACGCACAACAGAATGTACGTCATTAAAAATGGCGTAGTACAAACAAACATCAATGGCAGTGGCAATCCATACCTGACAACCACCATAGGCAGCACCATTGTTGACGATATGTGCTGGACGCAATCAGCAGATACTTTGATTGTTGTGCATCCTGATATTCAGCCGGTAAGGATTACCAGAACAAGCGACACCGCATGGACATCTACAACCATTACATTTGATAGCATTCCAAAATATGCTTTTACATTAACAACTACAACACCAACTTCTGGCCATTTAACACCGAGCGCTGTTTCAGGTAATGTGACTTTAACTTCGCAGAACTCTGCTTTTTCTGCGTCAAGTGTGAATCAGTATATAAATGCATCACCACAAGGTAGGGCTAGAATTGTTGAATATGTTAGCAACACTATTGTAAAAGCCGTGGTTGAATATCCGTTTTTTAATACTAGCAATATTCCGCAAGGAAGCTGGGAAGTTGAAAGTGGATATGAGGATGTGTGGTCAAGCGCTAAAGGTTGGCCGCGCACGGTTACATTCCACGAAGGACGATTATATTTTGGCGGGTCTAAGTCTAGGCCGTCTACGGTATGGGGTAGCAAGATCGGTTTGTTTTTTGACTTTGTGCCAAATGAATCACTTGATGATGATGCTGTTGAGGCCACGCTAGACACTAACGATCTAAACGTCATTATTGACATTGTTAGTTCGCGTGACTTCCAGGTCTTTACTACTGGTGGTGAATTCTATGTGCCACAGCAGGGAACCGATCCAATCACTCCGCTTACCTTTACGTTTAAGAATGTCAGCAGAAATGGATCTAAGCCTGGCACACGGGTTCAATCGGTTGAGTCTGGCTCTGTCTACATCCAGCGCCAAGGCAAATCACTTAATGAGTTTGTCTTCTCTGATACTCAACTCACCTACATAACGCAGCGCATATCATTGCTGGCTGGACATCTACTTAAAAGCCCACAGCGCATTGCATTGCGTAGAGCATCAAGCACAGATGAATCAGATCTCCTGCTGATGACAAACACTAGCGATGGCAGCATGGCTATATTTTCAATCATGCGCAGCCAGCAAATTACATCGCCAAGTGAGTTCACTACTGACGGTGAATTTATTGATGTTGGCGTAGATGTGACGCAAATTTATGTAGTCACTAAACGCGTATTTAATGGCACAACAAGGTACTTTATTGAGCAGTTCAAAGACGACCTATATACAGATTGTGCATTTGTGGGCGCATCAGCTGGCGGTGTTGGCAGTGGCTTGCCGCACATTGGTAAGTCGCTTAATGTGATTACCGATGGCGTGCCACAATCAAATGAAACAGTTAGCGCTGGTGGCGCTGTGACCTTTGATCGTGAATCAACAACCAGCTATGAGGTTGGCTTGCCGATTACTGTGTACGTCAAAACCATGCCGGTTGAAATTAAATTACAGACAGGCAGTAGAGTATCGTTTAAAAAGCGCATTGTAGAAATTAGTGCCGTGCTAAAAGATACACAGCATATGCTAATGAATGACCAACCGGTTATTACTAGGACGCTTGATAATCCTTTGCTTGATTTAGCGGTGCCTACATTTACAGGTATTAAGCGCGTCAATGGCGTGCTTGGTTATCGTAATGAGCAGGCAATTGAGGTGGCACAAAACCTTCCGTTAAAAATGAATTTGCTTGGACTCGATTACAGAGTCGCCGTTTATTCAGGAACATAATATGGCAGATTTAATTTTAGCCGGTGCAAATTTTATTGCTGCCTATGGCCAAGCCCAGGCACAGCAAGCTGCCGCTATTCAACAGCAGACAGGCTACTTACTGCAGGCAAGAAATACGCTGGCCGTGTCAGAAGTCAATGCCACATTTTCACAGCAACACGCAAACATTCAGGCTGGTCGCACATTAAAGCGAGCAGAAATTGATGCAATGAATTATCAGATTGCTGGTAATACATTGTTGAAAAACATGCGCTCAGTAAATGCGTCTGTTCGTGCTAGAGCTGCCGCATCTGGCGTTGCGTTTGGTGAAGGTTCTGCTGCTGCTATCCAGCAACAAAATATAGCAAACACAATGTTTGATGTTGGCATTACTGATTTAAGCGCATTGACTGCACGCATAATGGGTTTTGAAGATGCGTCTGCAATGATGCAGTCAACAGAAATACAAAACATTGTTAATCAGTTTTCTGCAAGACAGCAAACAGGCCAGTACAATTTGGCGGCATCTGCTGCTCGTAGCACTGGTGGTTTGATGGCTACACAAACGCTTACTAGGGGTGTTATTGATGCTTATAAAGTAGGCAGCGGTGACGCTCCTATTGCTGGAAAATCTGCACCGCCAGGTTCTGTTACTACAAATCGTATTATTCCATAGGTTAAATATGGCTACTAGATTGATGTCAGGTAATGTGCAGGCTAGGCAAGTCGGTAATGTGCCGATGCAGCAGATTAGCCAACAGCAAACCAATTACACAATTGCGGCTAATGTGCAGGCGCAGGAAGCAGGCACGCTTGCGCAAATATTAAATGACATGAGGGCTACTGTTTTAGAGTTTAGCGGGAAAAGACGCATGGAAGAGGGTTTGCGTTATGTCGCAAACAATCCAGTAACCAGAGAACAATTAGATTTGGCGGCTGGTGGAATTACTCCACCTACGCTTGGCGGTGGAATTGGTAAACAATCAGGAGATTTGTCTAGCTTTTTTAATCAAGCAGTTCGCAAAGCAAGAAGCGCTGAATTATCTAGCCACTTCTTAATTGAAGGCAAGGCAATATTGTCAGGCATATTGACTGATATTCAACAAGGCACAACTGGAGTAACTCCAGAATCAATCAAAACAAAAATCAATTCTGCCACCACGGGATTTTCAAACACATTATCTGCCGTTGATCCTGAAGCTGCAATTCAGTTCCAGGCATCTATGGCTGCGCATGGCAATACAGTTTTAAATGCGGCGTATGAATCGCAGTTGAAAAAAAACCAAGAAGAAAGAAAAATTAAATTTGACTCTGGGTTTGACAATGACCGTAGATTGCTTGAAGAAGATATTAAAGCAGGCGACAAAGTTCCGTTTGATAATATTGGCCCGGCAATAACAATTGACGATAGGATAAATTCTCAACGTCAATCAATTACTACTGCAGCACTTGCATTTGGTGGTCTTGCAATGCAAAAAGAATACAGCGAAAAATTTGACATTGCTGTGCGTAACGCAAAAATAAATGTTCTTACAAATCATTTGACATCAGATGAGTTTATGGCTGACCCATTAGTGACATTGTCAAAAATTCGTGCTGGCGATGCTGGGAAAATGAGCAGTTTGTTAAAGCAAATGATTACCTCAGATTTTGAATCTGTTGCTAAAGTAACGTCTAACTATATGATAGCAGTAAATCAAAAGGAAGAATTTAGCCGCCGTAAGCGCGATGAAGAAAAGCGCAATGGAGAAGCTGCTGCAATTGATTTGCTTGAAAAAATATATCCGATTAAAGACGTAAAGAATCCAAAGCGAGTAGCGTATGTTAATGAGCTTATGGCTTTGCCACCTGG